AGGCGTAAAAACCTCTAAACGCTACCCTGTAGCAGGCTACGAGGGGCTTATACACAGCGGATACCTCAATAAAACTGCCGCTAAACTCACGGGAGTAGCTGCCGAATGGACACTCGCCCGCTGGTGCAACCAAGTAAATAAATGCGCCAGTCTCACTCAATTACACGCCGAGTATAACGATAAAGCTACCGCCGAAGGGTGGAAGCTCATCAAAGACGAAAAAACGTTCTATAACTACCTATACGATGAGGAAATACAGCCCCTATGGTGGGGACACCGCTACGGAGAACTTGCCTACAAAGAAAAGTATGGCTTCCAACACAAAACCAAACTACCTACAATGCGCGACAGCCTTTGGTACAGCGATGGTACAAAACTTAACTACTATTATTTAGACGAAAACGGCAAAATGGCTACCTGCCAAGTATATGAAGTAATAGATGCCTATAGCGAAGTACTTTTAGGGTATTACATAGGCCCTAAAGAAGACTATATAGCCCAATACAATGCCTACAAAATGGCAGTGCAAACGGCAGGCTATCGTCCTTACCAAATAGCGCACGATAACCAAGGCGGGCATAAGAAACTCACCTCTGGCGACTTCCTTACTAAGATAGCACAAGTACAAACTGCTACTAAGCCTTACAATGGTAAGTCAAAAACCATTGAGAGTGTATTCGGCAGATTGCAAAGTCAGTACCTAAAGCGTGATTGGTTCTTTTCGGGTATGAATATCACTACCAAAAAAGACGAGAGTAAAGCCAATATGGAGTATATACTTGCCAATCAAAAGAGCCTCCCCACACTTGATGAGGTAAAAGAACGTTACTTGCAACGCAGGCGAGAGTGGAATGAAGCCCCTCACCCAAAAACAGGCAAACCACGCATACAAATGTACTACGAAAGCTATAACCCCGATACTAAAAAAGTAGAAATGTGGGATATGATTTCCCTCTTTTGGATTACTCGCAAAGAGCCCATCACTTGCGATGCTTCGGGTATTAGCTTCACCGAAAAGAAACAAAAATACAGCTATATGGTCTACCGTTCAGACGGCTTGCCCGATGTCGATTGGTTAGAAAAGAATATAGGCAAAAAATTCGTAGTGAAGTTTGACCCCGATAATGTAGACCTTATATACCTTTATGAAGATACACCATTAGGGCTCAAAATGGTAACAGGTGCCGAAATTAAGAAAGAAGTACACCGCAATATACAAGAGCAAGACGACTTTGAAGCGGCATACTTCAAACAAGTACAAAGCCTCACTGACGAGAAACGCATTAGCCGCCGAGATACTACCGAAGAGTTGTTAGAAAAATTCGGTATGAGTGCCCACCAGCAAGGGCTAAGCCTCCCCGCCGTCAAAGGAGTAGAAAGTCGTAGAAAAAACAGAAAACTTACCACTGCCGACACCTTTGGCAGCTACCAAAAAGCCCTTTCTAATACCATTTGGGACGATGAGCAATGGGAAACCCTCGAAAGCACCCCCATAACCATCAGCAATATACTATAATCATTAATAAATAAACATTGATAAAATGAACACACAAGAAAAACAACAAATCGCCCAAGCCCTCAACGATTTTTGCAACCGCAAAGGCAACCAAAACAAAGCCGCTAACGTACTCAAAGGCGTATCAGCTGCCACTATTACCCAAGTACTTAAAGGCAATTGGGACAGTATAGCCGACAAAATGTGGCGACTCATCAAAGCCCAAATATTCGCCAAAGAAGACTGGGTGTGTGTAGAGACAGCTGCCTACCAAACCCTCACAGCCCTTATCAGCGATGCCCAAGAGCACAGCCAAGTATATGCTATCATTGCCCCCGCAGGTAGTGGTAAAACTAAAACAATGCAGCTTTACGAAAAAGAAAACCCCAACGCCTATATGGTACAGTGCAACGAGTTTTGGAATAAAAAAGCCTTTATGGGCGAACTCCTATCAGCAATGGGGCGCGACAGCAGCGGGCTCACTGTAAACGAAATGGTAAACGAAGCCGTACGCGTGCTAAAATCTACCGAAACCCCAGTAATTCTATTAGACGAGTTCGACAAAGTAAACGACCAAGTATTATACTTCTTTATCACCCTTTACAACCTCTTAGAAGAGCATTGCGGTATTGTAATGTGCGCTACCGACTTCCTCGAAAAACGTATCAAACGAGGACTCAAACTCAACAAAAAAGGCTATAAAGAAATATACAGCCGCATAGGGCGTAACTTCATAGAGGTAAATGCCATTACCCAAGCCGACTGCATACAAATATGCACCGCCAATGGCATCACTACCAAAACCGATATAAAAGCCGTATGGGCAGACTGCGAAGGCGACCTTCGCCGTGTAAAGCGCAAAGTACACGCCCTCAAACTCGCCCACCTCGAAGCCTCTAACGACTAATATTTAACAACTGATACCTAAAAATGGCACAAGCATACACCCCCAAGCAGATACTCAACAAAAAGTTCAAACTCCTATCCTTCGACGGGCAATGGAAAGACTTTGTAGGCTGTCCCGACCGCGCTTTCTCTGCCATCGTATGGGGAGGCTCCTCCAGCGGCAAATCGTCCTTAGCAATGCAATGGGCACGCTATCTTACCCAGTTCGGCAAAGTAGCCTACAACTCCTTAGAGGAAGGCGTATCGCACACCGTGCAAATGAATATGGAGCGCAACTATATGGACGGCGTAGAGGGCAAGTTCCTACTTTTAGACAACGAACCCCTACCCGAACTCATCGAGCGAATGAGCAAACACAAATCCCCCGATTTCCTCATTATAGACTCCGTACAGTACCTGCGTGTAGATAAAGAAGATTATAAAAAACTCAAACGCCTAATGAAAGAGCGCAACAAAGCACTTATACTCATTAGCCAAGCCACAGGCAAAGAACCCAAAGGCGAACTCGCCGACTTTGCCCGTTACGATGTAGATATGAAAATACGCGTAGAAGGATACAAAGCCTTTGCCGAAGGAAGACTTAACGGAGGCGGACAGCCCTTTGTAATATACCCCAAAAAAGCCGCCGAATATTGGGGAGATGTAGACAACTGATAATTCAAAATTCAAACAATATGCAACCCTTTTCATACACCCTCGCCCAGCATTTAGAGCTCACCTACCTTGAGTACGAAGCCCTACGCCAGTACTACTTTGAAAAATGGTGCAAACTTATAGTCCGTAGCCAACCTTTAAAATGCTTTATCACCAACGATCACCTGCTGAATTGGTACGCTGAGCAGTGGTATATACAAGTAGAACGCCCCATAGAGCAACTTTACAGCGATGCCCTATCCTTATACACCCCCGAAGATATACACCTACTCATACTCATTTATGCTGAAAATATCCTGCAGTACTATCCCAGTATATTACTCAAAAAAATAACCACCCGTGTGGCTCGTACCGAACACTAAGCGAACACTAAGCGAAGACAAACCGAACACAAGATGAGAATAGAACCTAACGAAATAAGCGACTACGACTACATCAACCGCAAGCTCAGAGAGCACGCACAAGAGTTGCTCAAAACCGCCAAAAAGCAAAAACGCCCCGTGCTATACCTACCCCAAGGCATCAGTGGCGATAACGTAACTTGGTGGGCAGACCTCAAAAAATACGGCAAACTAATTAACAAATAACAACTATGAATAGTAGATTTTTAGCATACACAGAGGCCCTTGCCCTCGACACTTTTTTACAAGTGCTTACCTTCGAGCAACGGCTACAAACCTGCCAATACCGCGCAGGTAAAACCGACAAAGTACCCGCCTTAGTGCAGAAGTTACAAGACTGGACAGAGCGAAAGCGCTGGCAACCCCCAGCCTTTCGCTACGAGCCCGAAACCCTTGAACTCCTATGGCAAGACAGCACCGCCCAATGGCTACCCTTAGCCGTACACCCCCTATACCAAGCCGAAGTAAATGGAAAATAACAAAGTAATCAATTAAAAATCATATAAAAATGGCAACAAGAACCAAAAAAATCGTACAAACAGGCGTTACCAAAGAACAAATGGAAACCTCATTTTCAGACTACGCCAAGGCAGAAGCCGAAATCGCTAAAATCAACGCTACTATTGATGTAGAAGTAACCAAAATACGCGACAAGTACGCCGACAAAATTGCTAATTTGCAGCAAATCAAAGACGACAACTTCGATGTACTACAAGCCTACGCCCTCGAGAACCGCGACACCCTTTTCACCAAGAAAAAGTCTCTCGACAGCCTTCACGGCACCATCGGCTTCCGCACAGGCACGCCAAAGCTGAAAACGCTCAAAGGCTTCACTTGGGGAGCTGTTACCAACCTCCTCAAAGAGTTTTTACCTCAGTACGTACGCCTCACCGAAGAGCCTGCTAAAGACAAGCTTCTTGCTGACCGTGAAGACGAGCAAATAGCCACCCTCTTCCCAAAAGTAGGTATATCAGTCGTGCAAGACGAAACCTTCTTTGTCGAAGTCAAAAAAGAAGCAGAATAAACTTTTGGCCGTTTCGGCGGCTAAAAGATGCTCCTCCGCCCTTAGTAAGGTCGCTGGCACTAAGGGGACGCCCATAGGAGATCCACTAAGGCGAGGAGCTATTTTTAAACAACGTTTAAACACCATTTAAAAATGTATTTTATAACAGGAAAAAACAGTGAAACTGGCAAAAAGTTTCAGAAGATAATGGACAAATTAGATGTTTGTCGTAAAGATCAAAAAGCGTTAGCCGATAAATATGGCTTTACCTCGTGGAGGCGTGCTTATTGGAAAGCAGCAGGAGGAATTTCCTCTGTAATTTTCCCTAAAGGTGCTACTATAGACACCAAAGTATGGAAGCAAATCAAAGGAAAAGATGAGTATATGCCCCGATTGAATATAAAGCAAGGTAAAGCCATACAAGCTGAGTTCGACCAAGCTACTGTTATTACCAAGGGAGAACTCAATGCTTGTATAGGTTGGGGGGAAAGTTTTATTAACTGTATCGGGCTTGATTGGAATAATGATGAATACTTTGGTTTTACCATTGAAGACGATTGGACAGATATTATCATTCCTAACGATTGTACCGAAATAACAGCAACTAAGTACCGAGAATTTTTTAAAAAATAATGTATGGCAACCACAATTAAACCCCATCAGATTCGTATCCTGCAAAGCCTTTTAGGCAAACGCTTTAAGGACAGAGAAGCCCGCATACACTTCGTATGTAGCTTTATTGGCAGAGAGCTCCCCAGCACCAAAAACCTAACAGAAGATGAGTTTTTCGCCATAGCCCAGCACCTTGGTTATAAGTTTGAAATGCACGCCTTTTTTGATGCCCAAAACAAGCAACACCTAAAGCTATTATCCCTATGCCACGAACTCGGCTGGCGCGACCAAGCCAACCCAAAATATGCAGATATAACACGCCTTGGCAAATGGTTTTGTAGTAGCAAAAACCCATTCAAAAAAAAGCTCCAAAACCTTACCCCCAGTGAAGTAGGCAAAGTGAACAATATTTTTGAAAAAATGCTCACCCAACGCTATGAAAGAAGTTAGAAAATTAGCAAATGAGAAAATTAGCAAATTAATAGCCAGTGCAGCTCGCACTTGTTCTCATAAGCATAAAGAGCTCCGCACCCTTGCCCACTACGTTACAGTAGAAGTAACCGCTCTCTTTTGCAAAGACTGCGGAGCACAACTCACCAAAGAAGAGTGGAATGTATAACCCTTTAAACATCATTTAAAATGAAAGAAACACCTACACACTATTTTTGCCATTTTAGCAATGGCATACAACCAAAGAATAAGCTGCAAGCTCAATTCTCTTGTTTTCTAAGAGGAATGAGCGGAGAAATATATCGGGCAGATGATTTAACCAAAATAGAGCAATACATTATTAAAAAAGCCAATGAACTTAATGAAGAGTTCCCACGATGCAAACCGCTTAATATATCCTTTGCGATATACTTAGAAGATAGCAAACTTTACCTACGAGGGTTTGAGTTTAGCACCTTTATCCTTATGCCCGCTTACTTAATTAAACTATAAAAAAATGAAAATAGAACAATACCCCACTTGGCTTGTCTCCCTCGACATAGCCAAAGAACTCAAAGAAATAGGGTTTAATGAGCCCTGCCCTTTTAGTATGGACAACTATTGGAGTTTTGTAGATTGCTCAAAAGACGGGAATGGTTTTTTCGATTTAGAGGGAAAAAACTATAACATATATAAAGATGTATATAGTATTCCCACCTGGGAGCAAGCCCTCGCTTGGTTCAGAGCAAAAGGCTATTACGGCAACCATGAAGCCACTAGCAAAGGCACTTCAGCCTATATTTACGTCCCATTCTTAGACCAAGGTACCTCTTGGGATATTGCTTATAAAGAAAGCTATGAAGAAGCCCGTGAAACCCTTTTACTCAAATTGATAGACATCTATAAAACCGCAAACCAATGAAAGCAAACGATTTATACCATAAACATAGAGATTTAGCCGAAAAAATATATAAATCCTATGAAAAGTACGATAACTATTGCGCTAAAATGGCAATCTTTCTCAAAAATGAAGTAATTAGTAATTATAATGAAGTCGAATTACATTTGTTTTATGTGGGTTATTCTGAAAAAGATGGTTTAGCTTTATATATTGACTTAGGAATTTCGGATATAACTCCCTCCGTTTGTAGTATTGATGCAATAATAAACTTTTTCTTGAGTGTAGAAAGGAAATTAACAATTAAAGAGATAATAGAAGTATCATCATTTTAACACAAACACTATGAAAATCGCCCTTACCTTATCACGAGACCAAGCCGAAGTCCTTGCCCGCGCCACTTTTATAGGGCAACCCCTATTCAACAACCGTGAGCAACGCGTACTTTATAGCATAATGCGAGAAGTAACTATCAAAGCCACCCGCTTTTATATGGGTTTCATCACGCAAAAACAGCGCAGGTTTTGGCTTAAGCTCTACGAAGCCGATATGTTAGAAAAGTTCTTAGGATACATCCTTACAATGGAACACTACGGACAATACGAACGCCAAACGCTATTACAAATAACCTATGAAATCAACGAACAATTAGCCTAATGGAAACAATCTATATTTTTAAAGCGAAAAACACTCATATTGAGTATCTGTTTAAATATGATTTAGAGGGACACCTAACTACTTTACAGAGCACGGGAGAGCCCCCAACAGACGAACAATGGCATTGGCTTGTGCGCTATTTCCCTTATAGCGAAGAGCGCATAAATATATTAGCAAGCGACACCAACCTCCGAAAGTACTTCAGCATTGAGAAGACCCCCGCCTCTGTAACCTTTGAGGACTTCTGGGAGGCATACGGCAAAATCGGCACTAAGTCGGTAGCCAAAAAGAAGTTCGACAAGCTCAAACCGGAGGAGGTTATCAAAGCCTTCATAGGCGTAGAGAAGGAGCGCAGCAAAAAGAAACTTGATAACACCGCAATGCCCTACGCCGAGACCTACCTAAATCAAAAGCGTTGGGAAGTGTGAACCACACGAGCAATAAAAAACGAGCCAATTAGCAAATGTAATAGTGCTAATTGGCTCGTTTCATTAATTTGCATATTTACTAATTATGCCGTACTTTTGCATTATTAAATCAACTCCTTAAAAGCAATGCCTCTAAAAACACCTTACAAAAAGCAAGGTTACCAGCGTAACCAACTCCTCCGTTACAAAGCCGTAATGGACGAGTTCAACCGCCACGACTATCGCTATATGCCTATCTCGGTAATATGGCGTGAGTTTATATACCCTAAGTTCTTTATATCACGAGGCACACTCTACAAAATTCTAAGTATAGATGTAGATACCGAGCTACAAGCCTACGCCTAATTGTCCGCATAACTTTGCTCTAACAATTCTGTACTTCACAACTGTAATACACTTCATATTCCTGTACCCCATCATCACGCAGCGTTCTGCTCTGCGAACTTCTAATAAGTGCTGAAACATTAGGTAGCAACGACACCCCGTGTAGCTGCTGATGTATTTTTTCTATAATACCCCATATTGCCCATACCTCTTCTTTTTGTCTCCTTGGGGTCTGCATACTGCTATTACTAAGCCTCATATTAGCAATGGTTATCTTTATAGATACCTGCCCTATTTGTCGCTGTATGGGCTTCTTGCTCATATCCCTACCAAGGTTAGTGTATTGCACCTGCTGCACATCAATCAGGGCGCAAGGGTATTGCACAGGCATATTAGGGCTGTAATAGTCTAACTGCCCCCAATTCTCGTCTATGTATTTAAGCTCTGCAATCTCGCCTACTTTCTGTTGTATTTTCTCTAATAATGCTTTCATTGGTGTATGCTATTTAATGCTTCTTTTATATTGAAATCTACTATTTCGGCTACCATACGTTTTACTTCAGTATGATTGCCGATAAATTGGCGTTTGGGTATTTTTAGTTTGTCGCCTACCTTTTTTAAGGCAAGGGCTTTCCAGTGCTCTGCTTCTACCGAAAAAGCCTTTTGTGTTGCCCCTTTGCGCCCTTTGGCTGCCCCAATGGCTTTGTAATACATTGCCCAAAAGTAACGCTTCATTTTAGCCGTTATTTCCACCTCACCGCCGTTGTTTTGAATATCGGCATAAGGCACCGAGCTTGTCCAGCGTACAGTAGTACCTTCAATGCTACTACGGATAGAGCGGCGCAAGGTACCTGTGCGCATCATTAGCGAGCCACGCCGATTGGGTATAAGGGTATTAGCCCACTTCTGGTCAAAGAAGGCTTTGCGCTCAAAATTGCGGTCAAACGCTTCTGTGAGCTTCACTTTTGTATCCGTTAGGATGTGATTTAAAAAGTCTTTAAACTCCATTTAAAAAAGTTTTTATGTGAATAGTACTACATTCAAAATAAATTCGTACCTTTGCGAAAAAATAAAGGTTATGACACTTAAAGAATATTACGAAGCCTTTCATAAAATAGAAGCTCCACAAGATATGCCTTGGTATGATGAGCCCCAATTCTTTGAAAGCGAAATAAACAAACTCCGTAAGCACCTTTCTAAAGAGGACTTGAAAGAGGTACTAAGGCGTGAACGCCATTTTTACGACAAAATGCAATCATCCGCAGGAATGGGGGAGATATCTGTTGCTTAAATCTCTTCCATTCTAATAAGTGTACTGCCATTATTTTCTATAACTTCTAATATTTTAAATTGACTATTAGATTTAAATAGTACTTCTTTTTCATTATCAAACTCTGATAGTTTCTCTACCATTACTCCTGTTTTAGAAAGAAATTCATAGCGTACGTTACCTTTAAAAGCGGACTGTTTATCCATAGAGGATGAGGTAAAACCTTTTTCTATCCAAACTTCTCCTTTTTTAAACGCTTCTTTATACTTCTCTATTTGTAGCTCAGTTAAATTAGTCCCTCTGTATGTTATGCCCTGATATGGTTGCAACTTCTCAAGCCCGCTATTAGTTACTTGTATATACTTGTCAAAGTCCTCATTTTTAGTCTTGTTTTCCCTTAAATATTGGTTTACTTTTCGGTATATTCTATCAGTGTATTCGTGTATACATAAAGCCTCACAAGGACGTATATCCTTGTTTATTTCAAGCGCATTTTTGTAATATTCTTGTGTAAGAACGGCGGGTTCGTCTTTATCTAAAAACTTGTATACATCTTTGTCATACATTGATGTATCAACTTTTAATGCCTGCCTCACCTGTTCTGCTCCCACTACTTGTGTATAGGTATTAGTGGGTGGAAATACCTTATTTTCCTGCCCTGGGTTAAAGCGAAACATCTCCAATTTATTCTTACCGCTCTTTCCTATCTGGGTAGTGGCTTCCTCTCCTGCCTTTTTGGCAGTTTCGGGGTTGCTTTTGGTGTTTTCACGTGCCAAGACTTCCACAGCGGTACAGCGACAACGCCAGCCATTAGGCGGGTAGTACTCTGTCCAAAAGGCATCGTCTTTGGGCAAGCATATTCCTGCCAAAGTGGCGTGGCTTTGCCTTACACGCTCATCACCTGCGGTGCGATATTCTAACCAATACCTGCTTGTATCCTCCTGCAGATTTGCCCAATTAGCGGCACTTTGCGCACTCTGTACGGCAAACTGGTACTCGGCTTCTAAGTAGTTATGGTTGTAGGTATTGTTGAGCTTTAAAATATCCTGTTCAAACTGATAATAAGGGCGTATATTCCCCTGCTCGTCTTTTAGTTTGCTACGGGCTTCTGTAAGCTGTGTATGGGTTTTGAGCCCCGAAAAGATAAATACATCTTTCTCTAAATAGGTTCTCATCTCATCGGGCACTTGGTGAGGGATAGCGGTGTTAAACACTTCAGCGGTAGCCGTAATCAGATCGCGGTAGGCTTTGTATTTGGTAAGGTCTTCGGGTTTATAGGTGCCTTTCTTATGCAAATAGTCAAACGCTTTCTTAGCCACCTTAGTAAGGTCTTTCTCCCCTCTACTTGGGAGAGGAGCAAGGGGTGAGGATGCTAATCTTGCTTCTTGGCACGCCTGACAATCGCAAGGAGCGTATTGGTTTTGTAGGTTCAGGTGTAGTGCCCCGAAATAAGTGTCGGGGCTTAGTCGAAAAAATCTAAGGTGAGTTTTTGAGGTGTGGCAGGGGCTTTTTGCCCTGTAACCTCAATGCCGAACTTTTCTTTGAGCCACTTATCGGATACTTCTTTATAAGGCAGTATTTCCTTAGTGCGTGTCCACAGTTCGCCCAAGTCCTCCACTTGGTCATATACGAGCGACAAACCCTCTTCGGGGAGTACCCCAATGGCGTATAGGGCAGGTAGTACTTTGTCGTTCATATACTGCTCTACCATTGTTTGGTCGGCATCGACAAGGGCTTGTAGCATATCTTGCGAGCTTACTTCTTTGCCTTTGCTGCCGTACTTTGTATCTTGCCCGATGATAGCCCCCGAAATGAGCAAGGAGATGTTATCACGGCACAGTTTTATGAGTCCGTTATACACTTCTCCTGTAGCGGGTACCCCATTGGTTGCCCACTCGAATTGCTCGGTTTCGTCAATGATAAACCAAGCGGCAGCCCCCATATCGGTCATCATCTTCTCAGCTCGTGCAAGGGCTTGGCGGTCGCGGGTATTTGTCTTCATTACGCGGGGAGGTATGCCATATATCTCGCACAACTCCGACCAGCAGCTTTGCGCAAAACGACTGAAAAGTATATGTGGTATTGCCTGATTGATAAGCCCTAAGTCGCCCGCCTTACCAAAGTCTAACAACCACGTGCCGTACTCAGAGGCATTTATATAGTCTAAGCCCTTATCATCGGTGTAATCTTTTAGGATAATACCCTTTTGCGGTATCACGTTTTGGCGGGGTACTAAAGCTACTTCTACATCCGAAAAAGGCACCTCATTACTGCCCGCAGGTGCTACCTGCCGATTGAGCTCTATAAGGGTATAGCCAAAGTACTCGCTGTCTAAAATGTTGCTTATAATCTCATTAAACCACACTGACTTTTGTAATGCTTTGGTCAGCTCCTCGTGTCTCTCGCCATTAGCCTTCTGTATGCTGAAGTTAGCCGAAATAGTCTTTAGCTTTCGGTTCTTTATTTGTGAGGTAGTATGCGCGTCAAGCATCATATCACGCACGAGATTATAGTAGGGGAACGTTTTTGGGTTCTCTACGTTCTCTGCCATCGCCATTGCATTTTTCCACGTAAGTACATCGGCACGGGTACGAGCCATTGCCTTGGGAACGATATTGCGGGTAGGTTGCAGAGTGTTATTACCTGCTTTCTTAGGTCTCTTATAGTTCTTATAGGGTTTCATTACTTGTATTTTCCTTTAATGTTAATACCTTTCTCGGTGATTTGTAGTACTTCGGCACTAAAACCGTCTGCTTCTAATTGGATGCGTATATGCCTATCAAGAGCGCGGGTAATACTGCCATTCTGTGCCTGCTGAATATTACAGCCCGTAATAGGCGACTCCTTCCACTCTCCTTGCTTGGAGAGCAGTAGCATTTCCACGTGCTGGGCAGTACTTTCATTAGTGACAAAGTCGCCCCCTGTAATCTCTAAATCATATTGGGTTGTTACGGTTATATCTTTCATATCCTAATGGTTAAACTTTAAGCGTGAGCCAAAAAGGAAAGGCGTAGTTTGCTTTTCTGTTTCCTCTGTACGAGGCACAATAGGCAGCGAACTGATATTCACCTCACCCTTAGCAAGCCTTTTAAGGTACTCTATCGCCCTGTCGTAGCGTTCTTTGGCGTGGTCATAGATAATATCAGCATTGCACAGATCTACAATATACCACTTCGCTACCGATAGGCAAAGACTCACCACAAGAGCGTTTCTTTCCTCTCCACGCTTGGCAAAGATAGCCTCCGTATCGTATCGAGGGCGACCATCCAAATACTCTTTTTTGTCATTGGTGTAGAAGTAAGATTTTACCTCCTGCTCGGCAGTATCTAATGCCTGCAGTACTATACTCTCGTCTCCTTCGGTTATCTGCTCCACTTGGTAGGAGTAGATATTATTCTTTAAATCTTCTTTTACTAAAAACATATCAATAATGGTTATTAACTCTTGCCCCAAAAGCGTATTGGTTGCTACTTTGCCTGTTGCGACCTACGAGCCATTTAAAAGCACCGTGCACAGCATCGGGTCCATCATCGTGAGCTCCCGAACCTTTTTCAAAGGCTAAGAACTGGTCAATAAGCACCTGCATATCCACGTTTTTCTGTTCGCTATTGAACCATACATTTTTGCGTTCAAAATAGCCTGCAAGGCTTTCTATACGGTCAAACTTATCTGCCTTGCTTCGTTTGTCGGCTACAATAGGGATATAGTACCCCCTTTTGTCACCCTCGTTATCAAAATCAGAAACAAAATCGTCCATCGCAAAAAGCCCCTCAATCATATAACGGATATTGTAGCGGTCTAAGCGATACTTCTCATACTGGTCATACAGCCATTTAGCACAATGCGCACGGCTTTTTTGCTGCATATAGCACAGCAGTATATGAAACTCCTTGCCTATATTGCCCGCTAAAATCAAGGCTTTGTAGTCTGCATTTTCCTTATACGACAAGTCCCCATAGAAGCACAAGTTATCATACTTAGAAAGTGACAGTGCCTTTTTATACTGGATATCCTCGTACTTAAAGATAGCCCCATCCTCAATATGTGTGTGCATATACTCCCGCATAAACGAGCGGTAGGGCATACTCTTAAACTTATTACGCCAGTACTCCGCCGAAGTCTTCTCTACCCATTCAGGAGTAAAGTCCTGCAAGTTTTTCACCGCACACACCGTAAGTATTTTAAACTCCGTTTGCGGGCTATCCTCATAACTACCCTCCTCTTTAGGAGTGTTAATCACCTCATTGAAGTACGTTTTAAGGCGGTTTGTGATTGAGTTTTTGTGGAAGTTGTTATTAGCAAACACAAAGCGTTCAGTAGCGTTGTCATCACTGTCAAAACACCCCCATACATCTTCCGTAATATAGTCTACACTTTCCCGCATAATACGGTCATTGTGGATAGACTTCTTGCTATCCACATCATCTACCACTATATAATCGGGGCGTTCTGCTTGCTCTCGTGCCCCTCGTGGGTTTTGCCCAAAACCAAGCGACATAAATCGCACCCCGTCATTAGTAACAAACGAACCATCCGACCAGTCCCCCACCGATGCCCGCTTGCCGTAATCATTCTGCAAGCGGTTGTTGTGTTCCAGCTGTGCCTGTATGCCCGACAGCAGTTTCTTAGCCTTAGGTTCAGTCTCCCCCACCAAAAGCATAAAACGCAAATCATTCTTGGCAAAATACAAGTACAGTGGTATGCCCATATCTATATGCACCGACTTTCCTGCCGAGCGGTACATCTCGGCAAGCAAGCGCAAGCGTTTATTGCCTACTATCAGCTTAGCCAGCTGGGCGTGAAACCACGCACACTTCTGTTTGGCATAGTTAGGAAAATAGTACTCAAACCAGCGCACATAATCACCCTCCAAGTTCTTAATACGAGCCGCTTTTTCTTTGGCTGTTTCGTGTATATTTACCGATGTAGCCTTAGCAATCAGCAGGCAATGTTTGTCGTAATCAGCTAAGAGTTTAGCATATATTTTATCGTTCTTGCTCATTTTTTACTTTTAGTTGTAAGAATTGTTTGTGATACTTGGTACATTGAGCGGCAAAACCCGCATCCTGTTGTGATATAAACATATCCAGCTCTTTCAGCACTTTATATACAGTAGTAGGGTCTGCCTGCGTTTCGCACCTATCTAAGGCAGCCATTAACTTACCCACATCCGAAGCCGAGAAAGTAGGTTCTTGTCCATTCATTACCCTAATAGTCTCAGCTTGTAACTTCTGTTTGATAATAGTAGGCGAAGCGTGGAAGTTCAGACGCTTGTCCTCCCAATCGTACTTCTTTACCCACTCGCCAATCGTAGCAGGACGAACCCCGTAGAGTTCTGCCACTTCTGCTTGTGTAACCTCAATATTTTCAATATAATATTGTTCAGCCTTAATACGTGTTTGTTTTTTTGTCTTTGCCATTTTTTTTGTGGCAAAATTCCTACAAATAAGGCAATTAGAAAACAAGTTGTTCAGTCCTTGAACAACTTTGTTCAAAGGGTGAACAAAACTGTTCAGCCCTTAAACAACTATTTGCATACCCAACAGAAGCTCACGAATTTTGCCCCGAAAATGATTAACAAAAAATGAAAGCCTATGCCTAAATTTATATTGAACGATGAAGCAGTGGTCAATTCGCACGGCTTTCGGATACTTACCGCAGGAATTGACCTAACACGCTTCAAACTCAATCCTGTAATGCTTGACGGACACATTCGTAGTAATCAGACCGTAATAGGAAGCTGGAAAGACATTACCATTGAAGAGGGTAAACTTTTTGCCGAACCTTTGTTTGATATGGAAGACGAAAATGCTAAACTCATAGCAGGAAAGGTTGAACGCGGGGTTATCAAAGGGGCGAGTATGGGAATATATTTTTCAGAAAAGGATTTATCATATAAAGATAATGTGGTAACCCTTACAAAGTGTATCCTTGCTGAAGTCTCTATAGTAGCCGTACCGAGTAATGCTAACGCCTTGCGCCTACATATGGACGGCAAAGAACTTACCGAAAAAGAAATAAATGAGCTATGCCTATCATTGGCAGATAAAACAATTAACACAGATAACAATATGAAGTTACAACTTACACAATTAGCCTTAGTAGCTTTAGGTATGAGCACCAGCACTAAGGAACTATCAGCAGACGAAATAGAGTCTGCTATCTTGGCACTTTCTAAAACACGAGACGAACTGAAAGAAAAACTCACTCTTTCAGAAGAACAACTTAGTGCTTTTGTAGCCAAAGAAAAAGCACAAAAAGCTGCCCTTACTACTCAAATGCTTGATGAGGCAGTGAAAAGTGGTAAAATCACTGCCGACAAACGACAAACATTTGCCGATTTGGCTGCTAAAGACTTTGAGCTCGCAAAAGCTACTTTGGAGGCTTTGCCTGCTAAAAAGAGCTTTGGTATAGGTGTTACCACACCCGCAGGAACCACTGGAGTAACTACTATGGACGATTTTCAAAAACTTTCTTTAGATGAAAAGTTGGTTTTCAAAAACAGCAACCCAGAAGCCTACCAAAAATTAGTAGCTTCTATTTAAAATCGTAGCACGGCAAGCTATTTAAATGATATTTAAAAACCTTTTAAAACAGAATTAACTATGGCAATGAATTTTCCAGAAATATGGGAGGCACGCGTACGACAAACCCTTTCACAAGGAGCCGATGCCGACTTCTTAGACGGCGTGCAAGAACTCGATGGCGATGTAACCCAAATGGGAGAACACAACGTAATTCACATCCCTACTACCGAGTTCAAACCCGATGTACTGATTAATAACAGTACCTATCCTCTCGCTATCCAAGACTACACCGACAACGAAGTAGTGGTAAAATTGGACAAGTATCAAACAAAACCTACTAAGGTTACTGATGACCAAACCATCGGGGCAAGCTACAACAAAATTGATGCGGTTACCCGTAGCCACACCAATGAAATTAGCGTTACTAAGTACAAAAAAGCATTACACGCTATTGCACCCGACCAAAATACAGCTGCTACCCCAGTACTAACCATTGCAGGTACTGAATGTACTTACAACGATATTGTAGCCCTCAAAGCAAAATGCGATAAAGCAGGATGGCCTCTCAAAGGTCGCCGACTTGTCTTGTGCTATGACCACTACAACGCCCTCCTTAAAGATAGAGAACGTTTTGGTGACCAGCTTATCAACTATCGCAACGGACAAACAGCCCCTGTGATTGCAGGCTTTGAAATCAAAACCTACGAACAACACCCCCACTACAATGCAGCAGGGCAAAAAATCGCTTTCGACCAAGTACCTACAAGTACTGATAAACCCGCCTCTGTAGCCTTTGTAGTAGATGCCGTACGCAAAAAGACGGGACTTACTAAGCAGTACTATTCCGAAGCCAAACAAGATACCCAAAACCAAGCAAACCTATTGGCATATCGCCACTACTTCATTGCTTTGCCTTTGGAGAAAAAGTACATCGCTGCACTGAAATAATGTTTAACCCAAAAAGGAGGGGAAGCCTCAGAAAAGCCCCAAAGTAACTCAATTAGCACGCTTTTTTCTGCAACCTTCCCCCCTTATTAATAACACAAAACCTATGGACACCATATTCAATGATAACCCTAATTTAGATGTAGCCTACAAAACCGCTGACGGCAAATACTTCTACACCGAAAATAGCGCACAAAACTACGCCCTCACCCTCAAAAATAAAGAGGTAAAAAAAGTAGTACGCACAGAAGAAGCTACAGAAACAGAGGAAGTAAAAAAAGAGATAGTTACTCCAACAGAGGAGCCTCAAACATTAGTAGCCGCTGAACCCTCAGAGCCTTCAGAAATTACTGAAAGTTCAGAAGTTTCAGACAATTCAGAAACTCCGGAGTCTTCAGAAAACTCTGATAGTTCAGAAACCCCTGAGCTTTCAGAAAATACTAATAGTTCGGAAATCTTAGAGCCCTCTGAAGAGCAAAACAAACCACGTTTTGAACTCAAACCTAAAAACTTTAACAAACGCTAAACAATGAACGGAGTAAAATTCATAAGAAAAAACGGTGGCTTAGGGCGTGAACTCGCAGGTGAAGACCATATCTCTGGGCTTATCGTCTATGGTGAAACTGCCGTTGCCCCTACCTTATTGCTTTCAGTAGAAGAGCTTAACGGCAAGAATATTTTCCCCGATACAACCCCCGTGTTGCACTATCATATAACCGAGTTCTTTCGTATCAATGAAGGGGCAAAGCTGTATGTGCAATCAGTAGCAAGTGCCGACGGCAATTACACCGAAGTAAAAACCCTGCAAGCATTCGCCCAGGGCAAACTCCGACAAATAGCCGTTTGCGACTTCAAAACCGAACTTTCGGGCTTAGACAACGCCCTTAGCAAGCTAAACACTATCGGCAAGGAGTTAGCTAAACGTATCACCCCTGCAAGCCTTTTGTATAGCTTTAAACTCAAAGCCGAAGATATTGCTAACCTCCCCGATTTGCACACCAAAAGTGCCGAACTCGTGAGCGTGGTTATAGGTCAAGATGGCGCAGGACGAGGAAACTATATCGCACAAACTACCCCTGCAGTAGGTTGTATAGGGGCTGCCCTTGGAGCCCTTTCCAAAGCCAGCGTACACGAAAGCATTGGCTGGGTAGAGAAACAGAACTTAGTAACTGTTGCTTACAATAAAGGTCTTACAGGCGATGTACTGCAAGCCCTTGAATTGGATGTCCCCGCTTTAGCAGACGGTACCAAGCTTGGCAGCCTAACCCCTGCACAAGTAGAAGCTTTGCACGGCAAAGGGTATATTTTCCTTACCCAGTATGCAGGCAATGCAGGCACCTATTTCAATGATAGTTTCACTGCAACCGCTGCCAACAGCGACTTTGCCTATATAGAGAATAACCGCACCATCGACAAGGCTATCCGTGAACTGAACCGTGTGCTGGTACCTAAGATTTCAGGGCCTGCCTATATTGACCCCGACACGGGTAACCTACAAACAGCAACCGTATCAGCTATTAGTGCCCTTTGTGAGGAACCTTTAGACGCAATGAAGCGTAACGGAGAGCTCAGCGGGTACAAAGTGTATATCAACCCACGCCAGCGTATTTTGCAAACCTCTAAATTAGAAGTAGTACTCAAGATTGTACCCGTAGGCACTATGCGTGAGATTGAAGTAGCTATCGGCTTTGCCCTTAACGTATAGCAATTTAATAACCATTTAAAAGCACTTTAAAAATGTTAGAATTAGAACCCCTTATCAACGGAAGAGAATACGGATGGGCAGATATTATCTGCACTATCGGGGGCGTACCCGTTACGGGTATTGTTGCCATAAAGTACGAAGAGGAGCAGGAGAAAGAGAACGTATATGGTGCGGGTCGCCACCCCGTGAGTCGTGGGTATGGCAGAATAAAAACTACTGCCTCTATCACCGTGCTTGCCTCAACCGCAATGGCATTGAAAGCTAAAGCCCCCAACGGACAGCTACACCGCATTGCGCCTTTCCCTATTACGGTGAACTATCAGCCCGATAATCAGCCCTTGGTAACTCATATACTAAAGAATTGTGAGTTCCAAAAAACACCTTTTGAGTGGAAGGAGGGCGATATGCACAAAGAAGTTGAATTACCCCTTATTGTAAGCCACATTGTGGATAAATCAGTTTAATGCTATGGAAAAAGAAAAATTTATGTTCGTAGAAGAGAACCCTTATGCTTTTGGTGAAAAGCCCGCTACTATTTGTGGGCTATCAGAAGCCGAAATACAAACCCTTAAAGAGGAACACGGCGAGCTGGTACTGGTGGAAGTAGCCTCAGAAGGTAAAACCTACCAAGTGATATTCAAAGAGCCTACCTTTAAGCAATTGGAAGTCATCACTAAAATGGCTAAGACAGACGAGGTAAAATCAGCCCAAGCTGCATACGTTAATTGTGTAGTAAAAGCCGATGAGGCAATAGCAAACCGCGATTTATTGAAGCTAAAAGCAGTAGAAGCCTTATTGGCACGCATACAGCAAACTAAGGCAAATGCAAAAAACTTGTAGGCTCGTTGCTATCTGATAAGGATAGTGTAGAGCCTAATAACAGAGAAGAGTGGAAAGCAGAGGCACTCATACGCACCAACTTTGGGGTAGCCCCCGAAAGCCTGCAAGCCAGCCAATGGTGCAAACTCTATGCGCAAGCAATGTGGTTAGAGCATTGGCGTATGCAAAACCAAGCCGAATTATTTAAGGTACTTATGGGTGGGTAGGTCAAACCAGCCATTGGTTAAGAAGTTCAAAACTACTAATACCACAAGCGTAAGCAGGCTATAACCCGACATAGTGCCTCCAAAGCCAAATAACCATTGGCAAAGGAACCCTATAAGGGTTAAGAAGATAGCAATAATGTTTAATATCCAATAAAGCGCTTTCATAAGTAACAATGTTTAACGCGGCAAATATACAAAATTAAAATGAATAACTCGTTTAATTTCGGAATAAATTTTAATGTGGCAGGCGGTAATGATGTGTCGGCTATATTTGTCGGTTTGTTTAAAAACATTGACATACTACAAGCTGAAATTACTCAAATCAATCAGACGCTCAACACTTTCTCCGAAAACACTACAAGAGCTATTGAGGGGGTGGCTAAAAGCGTTAAAGAAAGCACTAATCTTTCTAAGCTGAATTTTGCAGCTATGCTGGACTTTGCCGATAGGACAGCTACCTCACTAAGTAGCCTTTCTGCCCCTGGTATCGCCCTTGAAAAGAACCTCGCCGAGCTTTCGGCTATCACGGGCGTTACAGGCGAGGGACTGAAAGCTATAGAACAGGCGGCGCGTGATACCGCTAAAACCTTTGGTACTTCGGCAGTAGATAACGTGGAAGCCTATAAGATGATGCTTTCACAACTTAGCCCCGATATTGCTAAGAATAGCGAAGCAATGAAGCTGATGGGCGAGAATGTGAATATCCTTTCCAAGCAAATGGGAGGCGACACCATAGCCGCTACCGATGTACTCAACACCTCGCTGAACCAGTTCGGGGTAAGTATGGAAGATCCTATCAAGGCGGCAAAGGTGATGACCGAGATGATGAATGTGATGTCTGCCGCTGCCCAAAATGGTTCGGCTGAACTCCCACAAATCAAGCAGGCATTAGAGCAGGTAGGTATGGTAGCCAAAACTACTGGGTTATCATTTGCTGAAACCAACGCCTATATTCAGCTTCTCGACCAAGCAGGCAAGAAAGGAAGCGAAGGAGGGGTTGCCTTGCGCAACGTACTGACTACTCTTTCTGAAGGTCGCTTCACCTCCAAGCTGGCTGCTGACGGACTCAAAGCTGCAGGTATTAGCACCGACTATTTGGCGGATAGCAGCATACCCCTACACGAACGCCTAAAGACTTTACGCAAGATACAAGGCGACACTGCCCTAATGACCAAGGTATTTGGCAAGGAGAATATGGCGGCTGCCATTGCCCTTATCAATACGGCTGATGAAGCTGAAGCGATGACGCAAAAGATAGAGGGCACCAACTCGGCAGTAGAACAGGCGGGAGTGATTATGGAAAGTGCAGCAGAGAAAAATGCACGAATTACAGCACAAGTAGAAGACTTTAAAATTGCGCTTTTTAACGCTACAGGAGGAGGTATAGGCTATGCCAGTGTAATAGGAGATATTACTAAAGAAATCACCAATCTTGCTCCCTTGCTTAGAGGGCTTTATAACGGTATTACTTTCTTAATCAATGCCGAAAAACGCGCCGCCTTATGGTCGGGTATTCTATCCGTAAAAACAGCCGTATGGGCAGGCGTTACCAAGGCAATGGCAGTAGCACAGGGCATACTGAATGCTGTAATGAATATGAACCCTGTATTCCTTATCATCACAGGTATTGCCCTACTTATAGGTTATATTGTTACGGCTATTAAGTACTTTGATAGCTTTGGTAGTACAATGTTAGTGCTGTTAGGCCCTATTGGAATGCTCATCAGTGCTTTTATGATGATTAAGCGGCATTGGGATAGCATCGTCGAAGCCTTTAAATCAGAAGGTATATTAGGCGCGCTTAAGCGTATAGGTTTGGTGCTGTTAGATGTTATTATGCATCCTTTACAAAAAATACTGGGTTGGGTAGCGGAGCTTACAGGCTGGCAATGGGCTACAAATGCCGCTGGCAGTGTGGAGGAGTTTCGCAAGAATATGAACTTAGTCTCTGATGAGGAAAAGGCTAACACCAAAAAAGAAGACGATAAACCACAAGAGGTAACGGTAGTAGAAAACAAAGACAGCTTTGACCTTACCCAAAACAAACCTACGGTACCTACCGTTGGTGGCGTGGCAGCTACTAAAACGATGAATAGCACGGGGGTAGGAGGCGACAAAGGCAAAAGTGAAAACAAAGTGCGTAACCTGAGTATCGGTAAGATGATGGATAACTTTAATGTGTATATGAATACTGAAAAAGGTATAGATAAGCAGCAGCTATTGCAAGCTGTAAGAGAAGTATTACTAACTGCTACTGCCGACTTTGCAGGGGCTAATGATTGACGAATATGATACACTTTAACTTTCAACCCCAGCCCGAAACGATTGCTAAAACGGTAGCCTTAAACTTGGCTTTTCGTTTTGGTATGCAAGCGGGCAAGCCTTTAGAGGTTAAGAAGTTTGACGGCGAGTTTGTCGCAACAAGCAACTTAGAAAACCGCCCTTGGCTTACCTCCTTGCGTATGAGTACCCACCACGAGGGCGAGCGTTACAGCTTATTGTTCCCCGAAGTGATTATCTCAATAACCCAACAGCGCAACATAGTAACAACCCCTCTACAAGGGCGTGACGGCACGATTAAGGAGTATATTAGCAATGGCGACTACAACATTACCCTCGACCTCGCTATTACCGATTATGAGAATGAACCTAACGAACAAGCTGACGAGGCGTTTTTATTGCCAAAGCAGGACTACCCGCTAAGTCAGTTAGAAACCTTGCGCAAACTACTCACTACTCCCGAAGCTGTGGAAGTAGAAAGCGACTTTCTCTATGCGTTCGGTATCAAGTCGGCAGTAGTAACCTCTTTCTCCTTGCAGCAAGAAACCCACAGCAATCGCCAAAGCGTGCAAGTACAAATGCTATCTGATGAGCCCTATGAAATAAAGCAAATACAGCAAGACGAGTATGTTAAGATTAGTAAGTAGAATAACGATAGAGGGCGAGCAAAAGTGGGTATTTACGGCTCTTTCGGAATGCAACATCGTAGAAGATACAAGTAGCCTTACCGATACTTGCGAGTTGAAGTTACCCCGTAACATCAAATGGCAGGGATGGGTAAGTGAAAAAGGTACGCCCCCAATAAAGCGCGGCGACCGTATTACGGTAGAGCTCGGTTATGATGATGACTTAAAAGTACGCTTTGCGGGTTACGTGCGTTCAGTAGATGCCAAAGTGCCTATCACCATAAAATGTGAAGACGGTATGTTCCTACTCAAAACATTGAAAGCCGCGCCTAAAGCCTTTAAGAACGCTACACTCAAAGAGATAGTGGAACACCTACTCAAGGACACAAATATCGCCTACAAACTCATTGACGACAACATACACGTAGGAGCGTGGCGCATCACCCTGCCCAATGTATCACAAGAGTTACAGGAACTAAAAGACAAGGTAATGCTTAGTAGTTACTTTAGGTTTATTGACGGCAAATCGGTGTTGTACATCGGCTTAGCTTACCCCACAGACAACCGAAGGAAGTTGTTTTTTAGGCACGGCAGAAATATCATCAGTGAGGACTTTACCTATAGAGAAAAAGACGATATAAGGGTACGTGTGGAGGCACAGAGTTTTAACGCCAAACATAAGAAAATCACCTACGAGTATGGCGACAAAGACGGTGAAGTAATAAAACTCCGCATAGACGGACTAACAGAGGAGGAGCTAAAGAAGTACGCCCTACAAGCCTTAGAACGCTACAAACAAAGCGGCTTTAAGGGCTCGTTTGAGACTTTTGGTGTACCCGAAGTAAGTAAGTGCGATATGGTGGAAATACAAGCCTCTGACGGCAATAGTGGTACTTATTTAGTGAAAAAGAATGAGGTTAGTTTCGGTACCAATGGCTACCGACAAAAGATTGAATTAGGGAACGCATTATGATAAAAGAACTGATACAGCAATTAGCCAATACGGGGCAGGAACTATACGCCAAGGTGTGCGAGGTAACCTCTGTAGATGAGGAGGCTAAAACCGCTGATGTAAGTCCCTTAGACGGCAGCTCGCCCATTAACGATGTGTATTTAGTAGTAGATTTTGAACAAGGAGGTTTTTACCTACAGCCTAAAGTGGGTTCGCTGGTATGCGTGGCTTTTATCAACAAGGAAACAGCAATAGTAGTAGGAACCTCCGAGCTGGAGAAAGTAGAATGCATCTTAGGAGGTTTTACCCTAAAGATAGAAGACGGCAAACTACAACTCAAAAATGAGCAAGCCGATTTTAAAACCCTTTTAAATGACTTTTTAAACGAACTTAAAAACGCAATCATACAAACCCCCGCAGGCCCTGGCAATTTTGCCCCAAATAATGTAGCGAAGTTTGAAGAGATTAACAACAAAATAAACGCACTATGGCACTAAACAAACAAGCCCTAACACAAGGCATTATCGACCTTCAGCAGGATATGCTTACCAAGACAGAGGCAAGCCCAAGAGAGTACGCCGAACGCTTAGCCTCTCTTATTCACGACTTTGTCTGCAGTGGCGAGGTAACAGTAGCTGCCGGTATCAGTGTAACCACGACAGGAACGGCAGCCGCCCAAGCTGGTGCAACAACAAGTGTAGGAACAGGCACTATAAGCTAAAAAAACAAAATAACAATAATGATAACACTCAATTACATTTTACAAGGATTTGGCTTTAGGGACTCTCACGACTTCCTACGCTCATCCTTTGGTCACACTTTTTCAATGCTATTTATCAAAATGGACGTTATACTATCATTACTATTTGCCACCGTACACTTCTTATTTGGTTTTAACCATTTATTCCTAACTGCTTATGTAGTGCTACTTATCTTTGAATGGATCACGGGGGTACAAGCCTCCCGCAAGCGAGGTGAAAAACACGAGAGTCGCAAGTTTGGTCGTATGCTCCTAAAAATAGCCACCTATCTTGTGCCTATCTATATACTACATACCTTTTCGGCTAATGTAGAGTTTCCAAGTCTTGGAGGTTTTGAGTTCGACCCCTTTCACTGGCTCTATTGGGTAATGCTCATCGCCATTATATGGCAACTCGTGGTGAGCCTCTTAGAGAACTTAGACAGCTTAGGCTTTCGCTTTGCTAAAGTACTGCTTAAGATTATTAATAAGAAGTTTTATAAGACTTTTGAGTTAGAAGATGAGTGCGAGCCACACGGGCAATTAAATAACCAAGATAATGCAGATAACAGTCCTACATAATCAGTCGCTCCTCGACCTCGCCCTACAGCATACAGGCACGATAGAAAGCGTGTTTGAGTTTGCCGAAGCCAACGCCCTGAATATCACTGATGATGTACAGGCAGGAACTCCTCTCTACTTGGGAGAGGGGTTGGGGGTGAGGAACGAAATACTCGGCTACTACACCGCTAAAAACCTACAGCCCGCCACTGCCTTCACCAAAGAAGATGAACAGGTGTTTGAACGCCTTGAGGGCATCAGTATTTGGGCAATAAACCTTGATTTCGTCGTTAGTAGTTAGTCGTTAGCCATTAGCAAGCGACACAATCTAACGACTAATAACTAAAGACTAACGACTAAATATTATGGCACGAAGCATTCAAGAAATACAAACCCTTATCCTACAAGCCAAAGCCCAAGAGCCTGCCCTGAACGAGCTCAATAGCACCTCCAAAGTAGCTATATGGCGCTTGTGGGTGTACATCATAGCCGTAGCAATATGGAGTTTAGAGAAGCAGTTCGACCAGCATAGAGCAGATATAGACAAGCGTTTAGCAGAACTCAAACCCCACACAGCACGTTGGTACAGAAGCAAAGCCCTTGCCTTTCAGTATGGTTTTGATTTGTTACCCGACAGTGATAAGTTTAACAATGTAGGACATACAGAGGAACAGATAGAAGCCAGCAAGATAGTGAAGTACTCGGCGGTAATAGAAAGCAAAAACGAGGGGCGTCTTATTGTTAAGATAGCCACAGAACAAGGTGAGCAGTTGCAACCTATCACTAATGCTCAAAAGCAAGCCTTTGAAGCCTATTTATCAGAGATAAAAGATGCAGGGGTACGCCTATCAGTGGTGAACTACCAACCCGATATTCTGCACCTGCAAATGAAGATAGTATATGATCCGCTTGTATTGGACGGCAACGGACAAAGTATCCTACACGCTACCAAGCCCGTAGAAACGGCAATTAAAGACTATTTAAAACGCCTGCCATTTAACGGAGAGCTTGTATTAGCGCACCTTATTGACGCGCTACAACAAGCCGAAGGAGTGAAGATACCACACTTAGTGTTAGCACAAAGTAAGAACATCACCAGTAGTGGCGACTATGGAGCCTTTGAAACGATAGAGATAAGCAAAATACCCACCGCAGGCTACTTTACCATTGATAACTTTAATGATATAACATATGTTAGTAGTTAGCTTGCCCGAACACTAAGCGAATACTAAGCGAACACTAAGCGAACACTAAGCGAACACTAAGCGAAGATAAGATGACCTTAAACATTGATAAATTAGTAGTTCTTTTACTGCCAACCTTCCTGCGCAAGCCGAAGCTCATAGCGTGGTTGCGTATGTTGGCAGCACCTCTGCACAAGTTGCTATACACCTTTCAACAAGCCCGCACAGCCGACTTGTACAACCTCGCACACAACAGCCAAGTATGCTACCTGCGTAAGGCCCTCAACGATGAGTTCGACAGCGAGCAGCGGCGTATACGTATAGAAGACGGCAAGCAGAACGAGCGGCTCTATATATACCCCCGCAGTGCCAATAAGCCTTTGTTTTTAGGCAAAGTCTTCCTCTATCAACGAGGCGACTATATCGACGGCGGAGTAGATTTTATAGTCGTGCTACCGAATAGTTTAGAATACGACAAATACAAACTCGAAGCCCTCGTGAACTTCTACAAGTTAGCAGGAAAACGTTGGACAATAGAAACTAAATAATATGAATAAGTTACATACCGAACACAATGCAGGCTACCCCTTTGATGTGGCATTTCTTGCCTTTATGCAAAACGCCTACAACCTATTTAACCATTTTGGACACCTCGCTGGCAATAAGGTAATTATTTCAGGGTGTGAGGAGGTAGGCAACACCATCACCCCAGGTACTGTCTATATAAATGGCGAGCTCTTTCCTTTTGAAGGAGGAGCTAAAGACGATACAGTATGGATACGGGAAGACACCACACAAGTAACCTTTCAGGACGGCTTCTCTCGCACATTAGAAACCGTGCGTACCGTTGTTTTTGGTAGGTCTGACCCTGATAAAACCTTTAACTGGAAGGACTTTCAACGTGTTACTAATCTACAAGATTTAGGCAAAAATAAAGCTGAAAATAAAGCGTTGAAAGAGTTAAAAGCCGAAGTAGAAATACTCAAGAAACAGAAACAAGCTATACCCGTTGGGCTCATCGCTATCTGGGGCAAGCCTGCTAACCAGATACCCGAAGGCTGGCGAGAATACACCGACCTGCGCGGTAGAATGCCTATCGGTTTAGACCCTCACTACAATAAAACGAAAGATGACGCCCAAGACTACCAGCTCAACAGCCTACTGAAGCAAGGTGGGGAACGTTCTCACAAGCTCACTATTGAGGAAATGCCAAGCCATAACCACCAACTTCCTTATAGAGAAACACGAGATGATGCAGGCACAGGAGGTGATAGCAACGAGTTTTCAATAGGTGATGCCCACAAACGTACGACTACCAACACAGGTGGCGACCAACCCCACAATAATATGCCACCTTACCACGTAGTGCAATTTATAGAGTATGTAGGCTTTAAAGTAGCCCCCTAAATAAGTAACTTTTAAAACTAAACAATATGATAACACAAAAAAAGACATTAAAAAAGTGGTTCTCAAACTTTATGAAACCCGCACAAGAACATTTCGCTGCTTGGATTGACAGCTTTTGGCACAAAAGCGAGCAAATTCCAATGAGCAACATCGAGGGACTTAACAAAGCCATTGAGAACACCGTCTCGGCAAAGCAGCTGCTCAACCATTTAGACGACACCAATGCCCATCGCAACCTCTTCGACAAAAAAGTAGATAAGGAGGAGGGCAAAGGCTTGTCGGCTAACGACTTCACCAACGAGCACAAGCAGAAGTTAGAGGAATTGCAAACCAAAATGCAACAAGTAGAAACTACCTTAAGCGTAGATGACACCGACTTTGATACCCTGCAAGAAATCGCTACCCAAGTGAAGAGCAACAAGAACTTAGAAACCTTGCTGACAGGTAAAGTAAACAAAGAAGAGGGTAAAGGCCTTAGCTCTAATGACTTCACCAATGAGCTAAAACAGAAGTTAGAAGGTATTTCACCTTTAGTAGGCAAATACTTTAGCAGTAACCTAATACAAGGAAATACTGAATATCTAAAAAGTGATGTATACTATTCTGGTATCACCCACGAGTTAAGGCTGATTGTCCCTTTAATAAAAGGAAAATGTCTACTAAGCTATGTAGGAAAAAAATTAGGTGAAGGCGTTACAATGAAATTTCTAACACCGAACATAAATAGTGAGGAGGAAATAAAAGGCGAGTTATTACATACCGACGATGAAACAGGTACTCAGTATTATTTGTTAGAAACTGATGATACGGGTTACCTAAAGGGCTGTAACTATTATACTAATAAAATAAAAGTCGAGTTGCAAGGTGCTAATTCTGTTAGAAATTTACAGCTAAAACGTATCTTAACACTTCCTGAATGGGAGGCAGAAAAAGGGTTTTATAACACTTATGCTAAAGAAACTGGCGAAGTTATAGAAATAAGTGCAGGGCGTTGTAATCTTGTGTCTACCTATGGAAGGGATAGAGAAGTTATGGTATTTTATCAAGAAAGTATGATGTTTTCAGTTGTAAAATCAGGTTATGATGATGAAGGCAAAATTACTTTTAGTGGTATAAATGGAACCATAGAAGGCGATACAGAAATCACTGGTAAAGTAGGTTCTCGTGCTGAAGCTATTTGTATGAATGGTAAAATCTACATTACAGTACATAACAAAGTATAACAACACCATACGGGGCGAGTTATAATTCGCCCCTATTTACCCTAAACACAAACCACTATGGAAATCAGAAAATACATCATCAAACTATTTGCACTCAGTTATATAGTGCCTTTTGCTGGTAAAACAAGAAGTTTTACCCGCTCCGCTAACATCATCTTACCCTTAATTCTTATTGGAGGACTTATTGTTTGTGCCGAGCTTTATAGCTGGCTTTACGTGGTATTGCCTTTGTTAGCTGTAGCTTGTTTCTTTGGCTTTGGGTATTTTCACTTTTCACCTCTTACCAAAGCTGATATACCCTTAATGGATAGCACCCAATGCTGGCAGTACCAGCAACTCTTAGGGGATAATAGCAATACACCTACACAATACAACGCCCGTTGGGTAGTATGGGTAAACCCATTGGCTATAGCTATAGCTCTTGTCTTATTATTCACTTTAATACTATAAGCAATGAAAAAAAGCACCCGCAACATCCGTTATTTAGTGGTTCACTGCTCCGCTACACCAGAGGGCAGAGAGCACACCGCTAAAGACATCGACCTTTGGCACCGCCAACGCGGCTTTAATGAGATAGGTTACAACTACATCGTACGCCTCGACGGCACAGTGGAAGAGGGTAGAGACGTGAACAAGATACCTGCTCACGTAGAAGGACACAACAAGGACAGCATCGGCATCTGCTACATTGGCGGCATCGACAAAAATACGCTGCAACCCAAAGACACCCGCACCCCTGCCCAAAAAGAAGCCTTAAAGAAACTTCTAAAAGAGTTAAAGGCTTTGTACCCACAAGCCGAAATTTTAGGGCATAGAGACTTCCCTGGAGTAGCCAAAGCCTGCCCTTGCTTCGATGCAAAAAAAGAGTATAAGAACATTTAAAAGTATTAGATATGACAAATGTTAAAGAACTAAAGAAAGATTTTGATAATCTACTTGCAAAAGTAGAACAGTTGCCACGTACAAGAGAATTATCACTTGTTATTACCAAGTTAGAAGAGGGTACAATGTGGCTCGAAAGAGAAATTAGGAAACAAGAAAAATAGGTATGAAAAAGATAATCATTGCATTATTAGCGTTCCTCGCCCTCGTAGGGTGCAGAACCAAAAAAGTAGAAACCCACACTCAAAGGCAAATAGAGAAAGAGCACTTTATTCATTACAAGGATAGTACCCAACTCTTTGCCTACAACTCCCACAGCTCCCAATTCTCCCACAGCTCCCAAGAGAATTACGAGATTGAATTAGAAAGCCTAACCGACAGCGTAGGCAACCCTCGTGAACTCATCTACACTCGCATTCGTGACGGCGATACCGAGACCATAAGGGTAACAAACGGAAAGGTTAAGCTACGTACTACAAGCACACATTCTAAGAGCCTACAGCAGGCTGATGGTACCCTTTTATATAATACGAAGATACAAACAAAAACCGAAGCAAAAAAACACAATTACACTCAAGTTAAGCAAGTGGATAAACAAGTCAAAAGCCCCGTAAGGCACACCCTTTGGCTATTGCTACTCGCCATATTAGTATTTATCCTTTGGAAATATAAGCCGTTTCGGTGGAAGATTTAACAAGAATTTAAACAGCTTTTAAAACGCTTTTAAAGCACTGCTAAAATAGGAGGACAAGCAGTATAAAAAATGCCCTCCGCTTTTTAAAGGCTCTCACCCCATTTAAAAACACGCCCACTGGCTACGGAGGACAATATGTCTTCTGTACCAGTGGGCTTTTATGTTTTATGAGGTGAGAGTTGCAAAAGTACAACTATTTTCTGAATTACAAAAACAAAATAACAAATGACAAAATTCAAGTACAAAGAACAGCACGCTATCATCATTAAAGTAAGTAGCGAACAAGAACAAAAAGAACTATTTGAGAAACTCCAAAAAATGGGGTTCACTAACCTTAAAGTAGTAAGCGTATAATGGAAATCAAAGTAAAACACACCAGCGAAAACTTCAAAACCTTTCGTGCCGAAAAAGTAAAGTCCCTTTTCAATGCCGAAAATGGGCACACGTGGGAACACACCGCCAACCTACCCATAGAAGACGAAGGTTGGCAAATAGGGCTTATCGTAGGCCCTTCAGGAAGCGGTAAAACCTCCATAGGCAAACAAATATGGGATAGCGGTATAACCAACCTCACCGAAGGGTGGAATCCGAATCTACCCATTATTGAGGATATTGCGCCCGATAAGTCAATGAACGAAGTAACCTCTGCCCTTTCAGCCGTAGGGCTCGGCGACGTACCCGCTTGGTTGCGCCCATTCAAAGTCCTTAGTAATGGTGAGCAGTTTCGTGTGGGCTTAGCGCGCCTCATTTGTGAAGCACCCAATAAGGTAATAGTAGACGAATTTACCTCTGTAATCGACCGACAAATAGCCAAAATAGGGGCTTCGGCATTCGCTAAAGCGTGGAGACGCGTGCCTAATCGACAAATCATTCTGTTATCCTGTCATTATGATATAATCGAATGGCTGCAACCCGATTGGGTATATGATACGAGAGTATCAGAAGTAAAAAAAAAGTCCAAAAACGACCTCCTATTGAACTCCAAGTTTGGAAGACAAACGGTAGTTACTGGCGATTTTTTAAAGAGCATTACTATTTAGACCTTCCACATCCTCCTTGTGCCGAATACTTTGTGGGCACGGTTAATGGCGAACTTGTTTGCCACGTTGCCGTTGCACCTATGTTTCAAGGAAACGCTTACCGCGCTACCCGCTTAGTGGTAATGCCCGAATGGCAAGGCGCAGGCGTAGGTACACAATTCCTCAACTTTGTAATGCAGTACCATTTAGAAGGTAATGGGCGTTGCAACCGAAAATACCACACCTTTTTCCATACATCACACCCCCAACTGTGCAACTACCTTCGCCACTCTAATAGATGGGAACAAACCTCCGCCAAACTGCACGGGGGCAATAAAGCACGAAGCCAAGCCTCAATACAAAAAACCTCAAAGGCGGCAAAAATAGTACAATCGGGCTACGGAGGTCATTTCAGAGCCGTACAAGGCTTTAAATACTTAGGAGAAACCACTAATACAGTAACAGAAGAGAAGAACAAAAATGAAGCAAAAGTTTAAAGTATTTATCAGCGGACAAAAGTATTTTGGGCAGGAAATTCTATCCCTATGCCTTGACAAAGGCTATGAAGTAGTAGGTGTATGTTGCCCCTTAGACGATAAGTATATCGGGCGTTTGGCAAAGCTACACAACATACCCATATTACCTGCAGGAATGCTCACCTACGATACTATGCCCTCTGGGGTCGATTTAGGTATAACCGTTCACTCATTTGACTATATAGGCAAGCGAACTCGCTACAAAACCCGCTTAGGGTGGATAGGCTATCACCCCAGCCTTTTACCCCGACATCGAGGACGCTCAGCTATTGAGTGGGCAATCCGTATGCGTGATATAGTAGCTGGTGGGAGCGTTTATTGGCTCAATGCGGGTATAGATAGAGGCGATATATTATGCCAAGACTGGTGCTGGATACCACCAAAGTTATACGCTAAATCACCCAAAGAAGCCGCAAAGGAACTATGGCAAAAAGAACTACTGCCAATGGGCATACGCCTAATGGACAAAGCCCTCACAGAAGTAGCCAATGGCATATACACCAAAATACCCCAACGCCAAGATGTAGACACCTTTGAACCCAGCACCGAGGTAAAAGACATTTACAAACCCGATTTACTAATGTTACCGAATAGGCTATAATGGCATAGTACATAAAAAAACACGGATATGCGGTATAGCTATCCGTGTTTTTTTATTACTTTTGCCCCGTTCAACCCCTGCCAAAAAATGTACATTTCGTTTTAATTTTTTGTACATTTCGTTTTGCGGATTATAGCTGTTTAAACTTATTTCTATAATAAAGTAAAAGTTCCCGAAAATTAGTAATTTTGTGTTTGAAAAAAAAGAACACCAAAATTCAGGAACTTTGGGCAAAGATACAATAAATAATTGGATTATTCCCTTTTTAAGTGTAGGAAAGTAAAAAAGAAAACTATATATGTCTTGCGTTCAAGTTTCTCAAAAAAGTTTAAACACGTTTATTATTTTTATTTCTTTTAGAAGTAGTTCATCAAAAAAATATTGATCTATTTTATTCAACTGAATATTTTTCTCCTCTATAACATCAGTTGGTAAATTTATTCTTATAAAGCTATTTTCAAAACAACAAATATCTCCCTTTCGTTTTATGGTTCCAATAAAACATTGTCCATAAGGTCCTTTTTTACTTATAAAATAAGAATATAAAGTTATGTTTATTTTCTTATAGATATATTTTGTCAAATCTATAGGAATCTCATCTATAAAAGTTATTTCTAATCCATTATTTAAAATTCCTACAACTTTATATGAATATACTTTATCTTCATATTCTGCAAAGACTGAAACAGATTTTATAAATATTTCTATCATAGTCATAATTTACCAATTAGGAAAAAATGTAACTATATATCCATTTGATCCTACAGCTATCTTAAATTCTCTTAATCCTTTTGTAGTTTGAATTTTATATATAAGAAATTCTGCCACTACTATCTATGATTTTCTTGATATATTTTTCATTCTTTATGGCTTTATACATATTTTCTACCATCTCCTCTATTTTCCCATTAAATAAATCTTGAAAGTCTATTTTACCAATCCATTTCTACCTTTTCTCTCATTAAGTGTTCAATAACAGAAAGCCTATGACCAAGATTAAATAGATCCTCTGGATAATATTTTGAGACTCTTATCTTACAAAAAATAGCTTCATCATCTATTATTTCTACTATTTCAAAATCTGTATTATTATAATTGTTATGTTGTTCTATAGCCTTATTTAAGACTACATAATCCATTACCATTACCTCAAAAATTAATTCCTTATTTTCTTCCATAATATTTTATTTTACACCATCTACTAATATTAACTTTATATTTGGAAACATTTCATTGAATTGTTGTATTATACCTGTACAAGATTTACAATACTCTAATTCTGATATTATTTTTAATTCTCCTTGCATTTTTCCATATACTCTTCCTTTTTCTGCGCCCAATTCATTAGCCAATCTATTAAGCATTTTATATTCGCTATCAATATCTCATAGTCAAGAATTACCAGTCTATTTCTCCATTTTGTCTAAGTTTATCTTCTAAAACAGCTAAGCTATATCCTAATCCAAATATATTTTGAATTTTCCATTTAGTTACCTTAATATCACAAAAAGGTACATCATCATCAATTATATTGATAATTTTAAAATCTGTTTCAAAAAACAGATTATAATTTTTAATTTCTTTTTCCAATATATCTGGTGATGTAACCATTATCCTAAAATTTAATTCTTTATTTTCTTCCATAATGAAGCTGTTTAAACTTATTTCTAT